ATGATTGACTACAAGTTCGGTAAGTCTAAGAATGCAGATAGCAGTCAGTTGCAGTTAATGTCGTTAGCAGTATTTAAGCTCTACCCCCATGTAAAGTCCGTCAAGGCAGGGTTGTTGTTTTGCCAAGAGGACAAGCTAGTACCCACCAAGTATGATGCAGATACTGCGCCTACCATGTGGATGGATTGGTTACCGGAAGTACAGCGCCTTGAAGCCGCATATACTCATGGTGTGTGGAACGCTAGCCCATCGGGGTTGTGCAGAGGGTGGTGTCCGGTAACAAATTGTGAGCATTACGAACCACGGAGATTATGATGCCATACAAGAATAAAGATGACCGTAATTACAAGCGTGAGTATGAGCTGTATCACGGCAAGCCAGAGCAAATCAAACAGCGTGACGAGCGCAACAAAGCCCGTGCAAAAATGGTGAAAGCTGGTAAAGTTACGAAAGGTGATGGCAAAGATGTAGCGCACGTCAAAGCTATCGACAAGGGCGGCTCGATCAAAGACGGTCTACGGGTTGAGGATGCTAATTCCAACCGATCATTTAAGCGCGATGCCAAACGAAATCTAGTATCAGAAGTTAGCAAGCGCGAACGTAAAAAGAAGTAAGTATCTTCACTCATGGGCATACTGTGCCTATGCGTGTGGGTATCAGGGGTTAGCGCCCTGTATGGCATCGAACTATGAGTACCTTGGCAGGCACTCGCACTCTTCGCCAATCTTTGATTTCAACCCTGCTTTATGGGAACCCACTTATAACAAGACCGTGCACATTGTGCTTTCGGTCTATTTTGCATCGGAGTTTTAATGGAAGTGATTGAAAATCGGGCGTTGAAATTGCGTGTACGCAACCCCGCGAGAATACTAAATGTCATACCAAAGAGCGCGGTAGTTGCCGAAGAAGATGGACTCTATGATGTACTTGTGCATTGGGACATAGATACAGCACAGGTGCTAAAGAACTTAAACATACGCAATGTGCCATCCCCCATCATTGCTAAATACAAGTGGACAGGTGCGCGTGAACCCTTCGCTCATCAGAAACAAACCGCCGCATTTCTAACACTCAACCGCAGAGCATTTTGTTTTAACGAGCAAGGTACAGCCAAGACCGCATCGGCTATCTGGGCAGCGGACTACTTGATGAACATAGGGCGCATCAAGCGCGTACTGGTGATATGCCCTGTGTCAGTGATGCAAGCCACATGGGTAAGTGATCTGTTCCTCTGCGTCATGCACCGCACAGTGTCTATAGCCCACGGGGATAGGATTAAGCGCAAGAAAATACTTGAAGCAAACACGGAGTTCGTTGTAATTAACTTTGATGGTGTTGCAGTTGTACAAAAGGAATTGATGGCGGGTGGGTTTGACCTAGTCATTATTGATGAAGCCAATGCAGTAAAGACCGCAACCACTGAGCGATGGAAGAACATCAACAAACTTATACGCCCTGATACATGGGTATGGATGATGACGGGTACACCTGCGTCACAGTCGCCGCTAGATGCGTTTGGTTTAGTCAGGATGATGCACCCAAGCACCGCGCCTAGATCGTTTGGGATGTTCCGCGACAGTGTAATGTCTAAGATTACAAACTTTAAATGGATACCCAAACCCACAGCGATTGATACAGTCAACAAACTGTTACAACCCGCAATACGATTCACCAAAGAACAGTGCCTAGACCTACCGGACATTATCTATACGACTCGCGAAGTGCCACTCACTCGCCAACAGAAAAAACTATACGACGATCTGCGCAAGAACTTAGCTGTGCTTGCCGCAGGGGAAATCATCTCCGCAGTTAATGCGGCGGCGGGGTTAAATAAATTATTGCAGATTAGCTGTGGGGCTGTGTATACCGATGACCACCAAACGGTTGAGCTAGACATACGCCCACGCTATGATGTACTGCGTGAAGTCATTGATGACACACCACACAAGGTGCTTGTGTTCGTGCCTTATACGCACACCATAGAGCTACTACTAGAGAAGCTTGCCGCTGATGGCTACGCTGTCGATACGATTCATGGCGGTGTGAGTCCAACCAAGCGCGCCGCAATTATTAAAACATTCCAAGAACAAGCTGACCCCAAGGTGTTAGTCATTCAACCGCAAGCAGCATCCCACGGGATTACCCTACACGCGGCTAACACGATTGTGTGGTGGGGTCCGATCATGTCCTATGAAACATACGCGCAAGCCAACGCCCGTATCCATCGCGCAGGGCAAAGAAACAAATGTTTAGTTGTGAAGTTGCAAGGTAGCCCCGTAGAAGAGAAACGATACAAGGCGTTGGATAACTGCGAAGACACTAACGAAAGCTTGCTTGCGTTATACGAGGAGATAATCAACGGATAACACTTGACAATGTAAATATAAACTCCTACTATACAAACTCACCGGAGAAAATACATGGACATAACCGTAGACAAGATGGTCAAAGCATACATAAAAATGCGGGATCATCGCAGTGCACTGAAGGCGCAGTATGAGGACGAGGACAGCAATGTAAAAGAACAGATGGACGCTATCGAAAGCGAACTGCTAGAGCTTTGCAAGACCACAGGTACAGACGGATTAAAGACACAGTTTGGCACAGTGTCCCGTTCGGTTAAGACTCGTTACGATGCAACCGATTGGGAATCTATGCACAAGTTTGTGTTAGAGCATAGCGCACCTGACTTACTCGAACGGCGTGTTGCACAACGCGCAATGAAAGAGTTTATTGAAAACAACCCAGAGCTTATGCCACCGGGCTTGAATGTCACAAGCCAGTACGCCATAACCGTCACTCGGAGTAGAAAGTAATGTTAGAACGACCACTGACGACTACACAAGTCTCGCGCATTATGAACATCAGTAAAACCACAGTTGTAAATCTAGCCAAGAAGGAGACCAACCCACTACCGTCCATTCGCGTAGGCAAACACTATCGTTTCTTTTTGAGCGATATTAAAAAATATTTCGGCATTTCCGATGACAAGCTTGTAGAATCTAAAACCCAATCAATTGGAGCTAGCAATGAGTGAACTGACCCTGTTTAATACAGCAAAACTACCCGCATACCTCAAGGGTATCGCCATGGACGAAACCACCCGCAACCTGCTCAGCGGTGGTGATTCGATTTCCCGCATTTCTATTCGCGGTGGTGTGTTCCGTAAAATCGTGAACGGCGAAGAGGTCATGCAGAACGATGACCGCGCTATGAATGTTGTGATTGTTAAGAGCGCACCGAGCATACACCGCACATTCTACGCAGGTACATACAAAGAAGGTGAGAACGCTGCGCCTGACTGTTGGTCATCGAACAACGAAACACCCGATGCCATCGTACGCAATCCACAAAGCCCTAAGTGTGCTACATGCCCACAGAACATCAAGGGTTCAGGACAAGGCGATAGCCGTGCATGCCGCTTCACGCGTAGGCTCGCTGTGGTGTTGGATAACGATGTGTCGGGCGATGTGCTTCAGCTCGCACTTCCTGCGCAATCAATCTTCGGTAAGGGCGAGAAAGGCAAGTTGCCACTGGATGCGTATGTTAAGTTTCTTGCAGGTCATAACCTTCCCGTTACGGCTGTGGTTACTGAGATGCGCTTTGATACAAACTCAGCGACACCTAAGCTAACCTTCAAGCCTGTGCGTCCGCTTGAGAAAGACGAGTACGAAACTGTTGTGTCCCGTGCGGACAGCCCCCAAGCTAATGCCGCAATCACCATGTCATTTACACCCAAGGCAGATAAGGGTGAGGCGTTTGCGGCTGATGACGATACTAACGCTGTGGTAGCCGCCGCCGTTGCACAACAAACCACGGCAGCTCCTGTGGATGACACCCCTGCTGAAGCCGCACCTAAAGTGCGCGGTAAGAGCAAAGCGGCTGATGTTAAGTCCGTGCTAGATCAGTGGGCTGACGACGACGCAGAGTAAGTACAAGGGGCTACTGTGCGAGCGGTAGCCCCACATAAACCTTGGGGACATACATGAGCGGTTATTCAATTACGTTATCGAAACGTATCAGTGAAGCTAAGCGCACCGTAGGCGGTGCGTTAGGCATGGTGGCAGTTAAGAAAGACATCAGTGTTGCGAATATTGCGAATAAATTGGGTGTGTCACGGACATGTGTTTACGATTGGTTTACTGGGCAGTATGCACCTTCGCCAGAGAACCTAAAGCGATTGAAGAAATTGCTGGACATCTAGCCCCCTCGCGGGTTTGTCATCGTATAAAAAGAATCACTATATGACACGCACAGAATTTCTGCGCTTTGTGCTTCCTGAATCAGGAACATATTGTTTAGCAGCTATATTAGGTAAGAAGGTAGAACACCTGTTCCTGCCCGCTGTTGCGGACTTTGACGCTGTGTGCGAAGCTATTGATCCGCCAGCCAATCAGTATTTTGCATGCGCCTCGTTTAACGATAAGACTGAGCGTAAGCAATCTAACGTGGCGTTTGTTAAATCATTTTGGCTTGATGTAGACAGCAACAAAGACGACGGTAGTGGCTACCCCACACAGGCAGAAGCTACGGTTGCAGTGATCGGCTTTATAAAGGCTACAGGTCTGCCACATCCCATTGTCGTAAGCTCTGGGAACGGGTTGCATTTGTATTGGCCTCTAGATAAAGAGATCACACCGGACGTGTGGTTGCCCATAGCCAAGCGGCTTAAGGCAGTGTGCGCCGAGCATGGACTTCGTGCAGACCCGTCTTGCACATCGGATTCTGCTCGCATACTGCGGATACCGGGAACATACAACTACCGTGACCCCAGCAATCCGAAACTTGTTGAGATACTTAAGACTCGCAAAACACCTATTAGGTTAATTGCGTTTGCCGAGAAGCTCGGTGCGGGTGAGTCCGAAGTTGTAGATAACGCCCTGCCGTTCGCTGTGCCTACGAATATTAAGTATGCGCTTGACGAAACAACCAAGATATTTCTACAAAATAACGTCACGCGGTTCAAGAGCATACTGGTACGAACCGAGACATGCACACAGTTAAAACACATCTGCGATAACCAAGCGACGATTAGCGAGCCGTTATGGAGAGCAGGTCTATCTATTGCACAGGTCTGTGTTGACCGTGATGAAGCTATCCACGCGATGTCTAACCAACATCCAAACTACTCGCACACAGAGACCGAAGACAAAGCCAACAAGACCGCAGGACCGCAGTATTGCAAGACTTTTGAAGAGCTAAACCCTAACGGGTGCAAAGAATGTCCTATGCGTGGCAAGATCACCACGCCAGTTGTATTGGGTCGCGAGATACTCAGAGCCACGGATGCAGATAATGTTGTTGCGGTTACCAACCCACTTACTAAACAACTCGTAACTGAAGTTATTGAGCCGTTCCCGTTCCCGTTCTTTCGCGGCAAAGCAGGTGGGGTGTATGTCGAGTCCGGTGAAGGCGAGGATCGTAGCGAGGTGTGTATATACGAACACGACTTCTATGTAGTTAAGCGTATGCAAGACCCGTTACAAGGCGAGTCCATACTCCTGCGGTTGAAGTTACCGCACGATGGCATACGCGAATTCAGTTTAGCTTTGCCGGTAGTCGTGG